AATAATAGACGAAATTGTTTATTGTGAATGAGAATAGACGATAAAAGTATTCTTTTATTAACTTTTATAGAAAGGAGATGAATTAATGAAACGTATACAAACAACTGTAACTGAGGAATATGACAGTGATGGAAAATTGGTTAGAAAGATAACAGAAACAGTAGAAGAGGAAGACGCAACAGGCACAATATATCCCAATATTCCTTATACTCCTTATTATCCAATAACATATCCGACAACTCCGTGGTATCAAGCTCCAACTGTAACTTGCGATACTACAGGTAGTGGAGAAACACCTAAATAAAATCCATATATAGTATGTGAATAAAACGTACCTTTTAATTACCAAACATCTTAATTACATACGAAAGTATGATTATATAAATTAACAAAATGGAGGAAAAAATAATTTGGCAAACACATTTGATTTTGTTGGAGATGTAACAATCCCCAAAGGTAAAGATCGAAATGGTAATTCGCGCTTCTCAACTACTTATGATAAAGGAGGAGATTGGGTTACTAGGCGGATCAATTTTCTAATAAAGCCTACAAAAAATGATGGGCAGTTTGTTTCTTTGACTGGAGCAAAACCCAAAAAGGAATCATTGAATCCAATATTGACTCTAGATTCTAATTTCAAGCAACTTACAATACCGTGGAAAGATCGATTTGATGAAGATAAGATTAATAAAGTAGCATATGTTCGTCAATATGCCACTAATGTTGGTGGTGAAACTTTAACGTTTATTCATGCTTATGATTTTATTGAATATCTAACAGAAAACCTCAAACCATCTCAAAGAATACATGTACAGGGTAGTGTTAATTTTAGACTTTATCAAGGTAAAATATCTGAAGAATATCAGATACAGAAGGTATGGCTTGCAAAAGATGAAAACAAAAATGGGACATATATAAATCTTGATCTTTTCTATAATGAAAGTGCAATAGACAATAGTAGAATTGATAAACAAATTATAGATTTTCGTGCTTATGTAAATCAGTACATTGATAAGGCAGTAAAGAATAAATATGTTCCTGTTGCATTAATACTTGATGGATCAAAGTTTGATTTTTCTGATGAAAAGAAGAAGAAAGTTTGGGATAATCGAGTTAGTCATTTAACAGCAGGGAAAAATTATGTACAGTTAGGATGGAAAATAAAAGTATTCTCTGGGGCAGAAGAAGTTGAATTTGATGAATCAATGTTAACAGATACACAGAAGGAAGAAATTGAACTTGGATTAGCCACTATTGATGATTTCCGTCCTACTGGAAATATGTTTGGAAAAAATAAAACAGAGTTCAAATTGGTATCTCCAAATCTTCGTTATAAATATAAAGATGGTGCTATAGATACAGAATTGGATTCTGATGATTTTTCAAAGAATGTATTAATGCTTTCTACTGATGTAAATATGATGGACATGATGACAGAAGAAGTGTTACCTAACGATGAAGAAGATTTATTTAATTAAGGAGATTTAGTAATGGCATTAGGAAAGAAACACGAAGTTAAGGTTGCAATGGAAAGTTATACTCATTTAGTAATGGGTACAAAGAAAATTGGTAAAAGTTCTTTGATTGCTGATATTGCAAAAGATATATATGGTAGTATTAATAATTTGCTTGTTATTAGTATTGGTGATGAAGATGGATACAGTGCCTTAGATGGATTGATATATGAAAATCCTACAAGTTGGAAAGAATTTGTTGCAGTCATAGATGAATTGGTAAAGAATTCGGACGAAAATCCATATAAGATTATATCAATCGACACCATTGATGAACTTGTAGACCTTGCAGAAAGAGAAACAATTAGACAAAGCAATATTGAAAATCCTACAAAACAAGTACAGACAGTTAATGCTGCTTTCGGTGGATATGGGCATGGTAGGGATAAGGTTATCGATTTAATACAAGAACAAATTATGCGTTTACGCCGCACTAAATATGGTGTATTTCTTGTAGGGCATAATAAGATAAAGAGTATTAAGCAGAAGATGGAGGGCGAAAATTACAATGTAATTTCTTCGAACCTCACAGAAGATTATTTCAATGCTTTTGCATATAAGGCAGATATAATATGTAATATAGTTTCTGAAAAAGTCGTTAAGAATGGTGCATTAGACGCAAATGAAAGGTATATGTATTTCAGGGATGATGGATTTGTAGAGGCAGGATCGAGATTTCCCACAATGCCCACACATGTTCCTTATGGAGCAAGAAACTATCATGATGCAGTTATTTCTGGAATAAAAGCATCCCTTAATACATCTGTATCTGATAAGGATTTTGAGAAAAAGCGGCAGGACGCCCTTAAACAGAAGGAAACTGAAGCCAAAAAGTTTGCAGAAAAAGATGGGCAAGTAGAGAATGAAGAATTACTTGAAATGGTAACTGCTGCTTTCAAATCTGGTACAAAAGATCAGAAAGAAAGTGCAAAACAAATGTTGAGTGAATTTGGGATTCAAAACTTTAAAGACCCAGATAAATTCACAAGAGAACAGTTACTAGCAATACTTGATATATTTAAGGACGCATCAGAAGTATAGTATTGAACATTGATACGGGGAGGTAACTTCCCGTATCTCCTTTAAGGATATATGATGACCAGAAAAGTTAAATGTGTAGTTACAAATGAATATGGAATGTCAGATACTTTCTACAGAGCAGAAAACGGTAAATATTATAAAACAGAAGAAATTTTTGAAAAATATCAATTTGAAAATAAATGTAGAATGTTATTATTAGATAAGATTGTAGATATCCTTGGATATAATGATACAGCGCAATTTCCTACTACAGTACCTAAAGAGATCAAGGATTTGCATATAAATTTTGAATATAGTGTTATTTTAAGAACTTTCAATAAGTGTTATAAAAATATACAATATGCAATAAGTAATAAAAAGTTTACAAGTGAATATGGCAAGATTAAATATATATTTGCTATTGTTAAAAACAGTATTAATGAAGTCAACAAGGATGAAAAAAATAAACAACTTTATAAAGTTACACAACAAATTGATGAAAATATTATAAACAATGAAGTATCGAATACCAAACAACATAAAAATATTACAGAATTTTTGGAGGACGATGGGTGACATTAGAAAATTTACCAACTGAATTAACAAGAGATAGATCAATAATAGAGGGCAATTTTGTAATGTCGTTATGGTTAGACCCAGAAAACTATTTGGATTATAAAATTAATCCTGAAAAAGATTTATTTACAGAAGATGCAAAATTCTATTATGGTCTTGGACTTGAATTATATAAACAAGGATATAAGAACTTTGATGATATAAGTATTTGTGTGTATCTAGCAAATAAAGATATTTTAAGAAATGGATATGAAAGGCGTGGTGGATATAGACCAATACATGATTTTCGTAATATTTTAAATATAAATAATATTGATTCTTATTATGATAATTTATGTAAATCTAATATGTTAATAAATCTTTATGATAAAGGATTTAATATATTAAAAAATATAGATAAATTAAAAAGCATGACATCTGAACAAGTCTATGATTATTATGATTATTTATTAAACAATATTGCTATAGATAAGTCTACAGATATTAAAATAGAAAAATTGAATATTGATGATGCGTTTATTGAGGAATGCAATTCGGGTGCAGAAATGGGTTTAAACTATGGAAAATATGCTCATCTTCTTAATTATATAACATTAGGTATCCCCAAAGGTGATTTGTTTTTAATTGCTGGATATTCTGGAATCGGTAAAACATCTTGGGCTTTTGCAAATGTTGTTTTACCTATAATTGAAAATGGGCATAAAGTATGTATTATATCTAATGAACAAAAAGCCAATGAATTTAAAAGATTACTTCTCTCAATGACATTATATGATCTAGGGTATTATAATCTCAGTCGTAAAAAACTTAAACAGGGTAGTTTTTCAACAGAACAAATGGCAATTATAGAAGAAGATAAAAATATCATAAATGAAAAATATGATGAAACTTTACGTTTTGTTAAAATGTATGATTATAGTTTAGCTAAAATTAAAAAAATTGTTAAGAAACTTTCCAAACAAGGATACGAATTATTTGTTTATGATACTATGAAAGGTGAAAACCTTTCAGATGGTCAAGTGTGGCAACAATTAGTTGAAGATAGTAAACAACTTTTCCAACTTGCCAGTAAAGAAAATGTTGCAATTGTTCCGACATATCAATTAGCTCTTCATTCATTGGGGAAAAGACATTTAGATGCAACCTGTTTGAGTAATGCAAAACAAATCAAAGAAGTCTTTTCTGAAATAATTCTTTTTCGTACAATATATGATGATGAATATGATGGAGAAGCAAAAGATATTAAACCATATCATTTTGAAAAAGATAAAGAAACAGGTAAATGGACAGGGAATAAAATATATAAAAAAATAACAAAAGATATTAATAAAAAATATCTTATCGTATTTGTTGATAAAACACGGAATGATGTTGATGGACAAACTATTGTATATGAATTTAATGGTGCTTGGAATAAATGGATGGAGATAGGCTATTGTACTGTATTACATGATTTTTAACATAGGGGCATTATGGATATAATTCAGTTAAATAATTATTTACAAGGGGATTATGATAAAATATCTGAAATTTTAAATCAAACTGGATTTCATAGTATATCTATTAATCAAAATAAACGTGAGATACGGTGTGCTAGGGATTATGGCCGAAATAATACAAGCGTTAAAATAAACATAGATACACTTTATTCTAAATGTTATTCAACAAATACAAGAGGGAATTTGATAACCTTAATACAACGAAGGAATAATTGGACATTTAAAAATACTTTAGTAAAAATTGCAAGCATATTAGATATTGATGAAATAAAGTTGCAAAGTATACAGTTGCCATTTGGGGGATATTACAAAGGACTTTTTACTAATAATAAATTAAATTATATGGGGCTTCCCACATATAACGAAGAAATATTAAATGATTATTATATAAAACCTAGTTTAATATTCTATCAAGATGGAATTGATTATAATGTACAGCACAAATATCAAATTGGATATGATCGTGAGACTGAAAGAATCACAGTAGCTTGGAGAGATTGTAATGGAGACATTATAGGAATTATGGGTAGATATAATTCATTGAATGTACCTAAAGAGGTTTCAAAATGGTTGCCTATAATCCCGTTCTCCAAGTCATATACCCTTTTTGGATTTAGTGAGAATTATATAAATCTTATTGAACAAGATTGTGTAATTATTTCTGAATCTGAAAAAGCCCCAATGCAACTTGAATCTAAAGGAATTAATTATGGTATAGGGTTAGGTGGAAGTTATATCAATCCTCCACAAATTAATTTTATTAAATCATTGAATATAAAAAATACTATATTATCTTATGATGAAGGATTAGAAGAAGAATTTATAAGAGAACAAGCTAAAAAATTGATAATGAAAACACCATTTATCCAAAATCGAGTTGGATATATCTTTGATACAAATTATGAAATATTAGAACGAGGTAAAAAACAATCTCCTTCTGATTTAGGTATTGGGGATTTAAATTATTTATTAAAAAACAATGTAAGGTGGATGAATTAGTGAGGCAACAACAACTAGAATTGCAAAAGTTATTTGCTGAAGGGAAACAGGTATATTCACATAGTAAATTACAAACATATAATCAATGCGAATATTCGTATTGGTTATCATATATTTGTAAGAAGAAAGGTATAGATAATATTTACTCTGTAGCAGGAAGTAAATTACATGACATTATTGAAAAAATTTATAATAATAAAGCACAAAAGATAGACTTAATTCAGGAATTAGATTCAATAATTTTTGATTGTGAATTATTAGGGTTATCTTTTCCTACTGAAGTCATAGCGAATAATTGGAAAAATGCTATGTATCATTTTGTTAATAATTTTGTAAAGTTAAAAAAGAAATTTAAAACTGAACAATTCTTTCTTTATGAAATATTTTCTGATATTTATATGCAAGGATATATAGATGCTATTGATGATACGGATG